ATCTAAAGACATATCACAGAATTCATTGATACGATTATTTACAGGAAATCCATTTTTTAACATCTCCAAAACTGTTTTCCACTTATATAACTCTTTGACATACCCATCCATATTGTTAATGTTTACATACTCTTTGGCTTTATCAATCGTTTCATATCCACCATAATCCTCATATTCCTTTTTGAGTTTTTGATGCTTTTCAAGATATAAACCAACAGTCATATCATCCAATACTGATTTCTTTTCTACTACAATAATGTCATTTGCAATCTGCCAATAGACTCGCCATGTATTTTCACTAAAATCTTCAAGCTGCAATGTATAATCAAAAATTAATTCTGGTTGTTTATATAAAATAGCAACTATATTAGCTTCTGCTATTATCTTGTATTCTCGAATCTGTTTTGCACATTTTAATACTTCTTCCTGATAAGGAGTTAATTTTTTATTCTCTTTTTTCTCAGCCAATTAGTACCTCCTCAAAACAGTTTCTTCATTCTGTCACTTGTCTCTTTAGTCTTTTTTACATATCCAGCATTCTCATTATTCTGATTATTGAAGTCTTTAGATTCAACTCTCTCCTCAGTCTTTTTAACATTCTGTAATCTCAAATACACATCGTTGATTTCAGGCTCAATCATTTTCATAATAAGATTGATTTTATGTTTTTCATCTTTGATTTTCTTTTCATTTTCATGTAAATATGTAACAATTTTTCTCTTACACAACTTAAAAGTACATAAAATTGTGTAATCATCATAATTAGCTTTTGCTTCATGATTATTATTCGCTATATGTTCGCCACGTTTAATACCTTGTAACTTTAATGCAAGATACTGTGGAAATTTCATATTATCATCGTATTCAAGAATTTCTTTCTTTACATACTCACATAGTTCAATCCACTGCTTGTTATCTTTCTTTTTTATATTTCTCATTTACCAAATCATCCTTTCTTAAAAACTCCAACAGGCAATTAACCTGTCGGAGCATAATTTTAATTAGGCTAACTGTAACTTGGCAAAATCAATTAACTCTGTAAGAGTATCTGGTGACTGCATTTCAAGATTCTTTAATGAAACATCCTTATCCTTCATCTGCTTGTTTACTTTGAGCAAAGCATCTTTATTATCCTTGAGTGACTTTAATACATCTTTAAATTCAGCAGCCAACTCTTCTGCTTTCTCAGCTTTGTCAACCATAGAATCTGTAGAAGTCTTTAAGTCATTCTTGTATGATGTCTCATTTGTCTCAAGATCGTGCATTGACTCAAAATAATCCTTCCAAATATCATAAGATGGATTCTCAATAATCTGTCCAACCTTAGTTACATTTGTTCTATCCTTCTTAACCTTTGCAAAATAACGAACATCCTCACCATTCTCTTCCTTATAGAACTCAAGGATTGTGTCATAATCAAATTTAACTGACTTATGCATATCAGGCTTAATGCCAACTAACTTACGGTTATCGCCTGTTCCTTCATATACTTCTGTTGCCTGTGCAACTGACACAACATGCTTACCCTTTGCAGAGAGATCAATCTTAGCCTGCTGAAGCTTCATGTTGATAATTTTGATACGTCCCCACTGTCTCTGAGAAACTACTGTATCGTCAACATCTCCACCCTTTCTACGAGCTTTCTTCTCTTCAACTTCTGTAGCTCCAACCTGCATTGTTGCATAAAACTTAGTCTCCGAGTCGATGTCAAGTGTCTGAATCTCATCCGAATCTACTGCTTCGTCAATATCATCCTCTAAATCATCAAGGTCTGATGTGTCGTCTACTAAAATAAGATTGTTGTAAGTCTTGCCATTTGCTAATGTAATATCCTTGCCCTCATAGTGAGCAATACCTGTCTCTGAGTCGATACATGCAACCTTTGGGAATGTAAGAGCAAACCATGACTTACCAGAACCCTCATAACCATATGCTAAAAATTTTCCACCAATCTTTGCTTCTCTTGCTTTTCTAAATGCCAATTTTTTGTCCTCCTAAAATGTATATATTCTTTTAATAAAATGCTCACCCTGTATTAAACAGGGCAAGCGTATTTTTTTTAGTTCATGCCTTCAAGCATTGCAAGAAGGTCATCATCTTCTGACGAAGTTTCCTCATTCTCTGAATCTGTATCATCATCTGAACTTGGTTCTGCACCAGCATCAAGTAATGCTTGCTCGTAGAAATAAAGGTCGTCTTCATCATATTTGCCATCTTCAAATGCTACAGTAGGCTTTCTATCGTCACCAGTTCCCACATATGTAATGTCAGGCTTTACAATAATCATTCTTCTCTCACGATTGCCATTACCTACTGCAATCTTCTTCTCTGCTTCTTCTTCTGAATACAGTCCCATTTCAATAAGTTCCTTGATATCATCAGGAATATCATCTTCTGTAATATTCACAGTAGATCCACCCTCTACTAAATTACCTGTAACTGTAATCTCAGTAATTTTACCCTTCTTAGGCTTGAAAAATCTCTGAAGCATCTTAGCTGTAATCTCTGGATTCTCATTGATAGCAACTTCAAATGTCTTAGGGTATGTAACATTCTTCTTAACTTCAATCTTCTCTCCGTCAATCTTAGGCTTTCCAACATAGTCAACAACATATGCTGTCAGTTCCATAGTACCCTTATCATCATTTTTCTTTCCAATACTCTTTGAATCAACAAGAATTGTCTGTGAGAATGTAGCCTTGAAATCTGCCTCATCGTCAATTTTTGAAAGTACAATAGATGTAATCTCTTTCTTTGTAGAAACATTACCTTCATACTCACTGTAACCGATTGTACCCTTTACATTTACAATCATTCCGTCCTCAAGATGCTCGTTCAGATACTCTACTGCATCATAAGCTGTGAGGAACTTCTTATATACAGTCTTATCCTTTACATCTTTCTCAACACCAACTGTTAAGAATGAAGAATCTGAAATGCTATCATACAGAGACTCATCAAGACGATCCTCCCACGCAATCTCTACTGACTTACTCTTTCCTGCATCGTCCTTCTCATCCTTACTGTAAGCACGAATTACATTATCCTTGTCAGGGAAGAAACCACTTCTCATCTCTGCATATACTATGTTGCAGTTTCCACAATCAACACCTACATACATACTGTTATCTGTCCAACCAGAATCATAACTATTGTCAAGATTGAATGTCTTGTCTGTTACTTTTACACGACCAATAAGATTGAATGCTGCCTTACCTTTTTTTAATGCTTTTCTTTCCTTTGTCTTTGCCAAATTACTTGTCCTCCTTAAAATTAAAAAATTTATATAAATATTGTTAATAAAACAATCTATCTAAACGCCCAAAAAGGACGGAACACAGAAGTTAATTTATGTAAACATCTATGTATAATCAGTGATTTTTGAGCGTAAAAACCCAAGGGTATGCTGTTCTTCCACCCATATTTATATCCTCTATTCAGTTTTGATTTTTGGAATTTTTGAACTGAATTGTTCAAGACTGATTACTAAGCAGTAATCTTTACTTTGATAAGTCTATATGACTGATCAGCGTTTGGATATTTCTCTCTATCCACTTTACTGATAAACATTTCATATGGTCTAATCCATACTCTTTTATCCTTTAAACTCTGATATACAACCATCTTTTCTTCTGTTTCTGTATTAGTTCCAATGGCAACAATCTTATAGAAACCACCTTTGAAATGTTGCACTGTGTCTCCTGGTTTAAAATCTCTATCATACACAAATAAATCATCTGCGCCATTTGATTCCATATGTCCTAAAATCTCAACATTCATTGTGATAAATTCACCATGTTTCAGAAGTTCTTCCTTTTCAATAAGAGCCACATTATCAACTAAATAATCATTCTCTTTTTCTTCACAAGTAACAATCTGTCCTGACTTCCAATTATTTGCAAAATCTTCATTAAATCTAAACTGTGACATCTTCTCACCTCCTCAAAATCCGAATGAAACAGTGATTTCCACTGAACTACTTCACTTACTTATTCTCCCGTTTTATAAATTTATTTAAGATAAACTTTCTTCAACCAATATATTTAATTTTTTCCAACAAGAAATACATATATGGAACGGCTGACTTTGTAATCTGAACGATTTTAGATATATGATCTTTTCATTACTTAATTCTTTATCACAAATTTTACATCTACATTTTTTAGTATTTCTTACTTCAAATTCGTTAAATTCATGTATAAAACTTTTATCCATTTTCCCCTCCCCTATATGTTTATTCTCTATTCGATTTTTATTTTCAGGAAATTGTGATTCGAATGAATCATAGATTATAAAACAATTCTATATGCAAGTTTCTTCGTAATAAAACCTGATTGGTGTAAGATCATACAAGATAGATGAATATCATCATATATCAAATCTGTCATTGTACAATTAGATAAGATACTGTAACCACGCATAGTCTTTGACTTAAAATAAACAGCTTCACCATTATATTCTTCAAATGCTTTGCAATATGTATCCCAATCTTCAACTTCAACAATTCGTGACTGATGATCTCTTATGATGTTATCTTTGTCAATGCTCAAATTTGTCTCAATTACTTGAATCATATTTTTACCTCCAATTATATATTCTCTGTTTTATTTCAATTCTGTCTTTTGTCCTTATCCATTACATCTTTCATAAAATATGGCTTAGTAACAATATCAAAAATTATGTAGTAGAGATGTATAATGGTCTCATAAATTAAGACACTGAACACGACATTTCTTAATGAATCTGATATACTATAACCAA